AACCTCACCTTGCATCCCAGCCTTGGCCCCAGCTCGGGCCTCAGCGGCAGCACGAAGGGCCTCCCCCTCAGCATCCACACCGCCTGGCCCAAGGCCTCGGGGCAGCTTCATCTTACCGAGAATACCAGCAAGCCCAACCATGGTCTGCACCCCGCTGGGTGACAACCACTGGCTCTTTAGCCCGCCCCCGGACTGATCTGGGAACGTGCGCTGCTTCACGGCGCCTGGGGCGAACGCTCTGGAGTCGAAGATGATACGGCCCATTCCTAGCTCCTAGCTCGTCAGCGTCTTCTTGCGGATGATCTCCTCGCCCTGGTCAATAGCCGCACGGTACGCTGGCGACCCCTCGGGGATACCGTTATCGAACAGGTATTGCTTGATGGCAGCACGGAAATCACCCTTGTTCAGGAACCCCCACGACGTGTGCTCGTCAGCCAGCGAGTTTACCTCAGACCTGGCAGCCGTAGCATCCGCAGTCATCTGTTCACTGGTCTTCATGGTCTCGCGCTCGAACTGGATGCGGTCCATGGCTGCCTGGTCAGCGCGAGCGTCAAGCGCAGAGCGGGCCTCAGCGGCCTGGCGGGACAGGTCAGCCTGGGTGCCAGACAGAGCTGCTAGTGCTCCACCACCCATGGCGCGACCGGCGCGACGGCCGACAGCAGCGGAGAACGCTCGGCCCTGCTCGGCACGCAGGCGACCCTCCAGGGTCTGAGCCTCACCGGCGATCCGCTCTTCCGCAGACCGGAGTCGTCCTAGGGCGGCCTCACGAAGGCGAGCCTCCTCAGCCTGCGCCGCTTCGATATCGGTGCGCCGGGTAGGTCCCTTCCGCCTACGTCGCTCGACAGGTGACCCGAAGGTTTTTTCGCTCATTGTCTCCCCCTAATCAACAAAGGTGCTTCTTGCCGATGATGTACACCCAATGACCACCGCGTCCTATAGCTGTTTCGCCTGCGGCCTGGCCGTACATACCAAGAACTGGGTCGTGCATCGACCACCTAACCTCGAGAAACTGTTCACGTCCGTCAATCGACGGCATAGCGACGAAGGCGCCACCCGGTGTGTTTGCTGCTGGGGAGCGCACTGCATCCTGGCTGTTGGTCTTACCGACGTAGAATGGTGGCCCCTGGTCGGCAAGTGCCGGGCTCACGCTAGCGTCATACCCAACACCAGTCACAGTAGCGTCGTGAACCAATGGGATGTTTAGGATATCCCCGCCTACACCTGCGGCAGCGTAGACATCTGGGCCTGTAAACCTATCAATTACGTTGGCCCCGTAAGACGTACCCGTCCACGTTGCATGAGCAACCTGCCTGTACGAGTAGCTGTCTGATCGCTCACCGGTGCCGATGCCTACCCCGACCTGCTGCTCGAAGGACGCCGCAGTGACCCGGTTCCAACCATAGTTGTAGTACGCCATGACGTGATGAACGACGAACGGGAACTTGATGGGGATGATGCGACGGTCGCATGTTGGGTCAGTCCCAGGGCCTATCCCAACATAGGGAAGATCACCGCTCGCTGTGGCGCCAGAAACAAACCACCCGTTGCCCCACATCGGGACAGCGATGACGTCGTACCCGGCCTGGTACATCAGCCCCTCGGCGCCGAAGCGCCTTGAGAACATCGACCGCCCAGCGTTCAGTCCTGATTTGATGGCGTTATCGACAAGCTCGATGCTACCCTGGATACCACTGTCACCAGGCACTGAGTCCGCAACGATGAGGGCATCGGCAGCAGGCGTGTCGGCCGATACTGGCGACGTGTATGTTGCGCCGTACTGGGCTCCTGCCGGGAGGTCCGGAACTTGAGGCATGTTCTGAACCTTGTGATGAAGGACATCATCAGCCTTATCTACCTCAATAATCGGAGCTTTAAAGTTAAGCGAAACCAGCAGGTTAGGAGCATCCAGGAGAACTGAAGACGGAGCGAACGGGGCAGTCACAACGAGGACATACGAGCTATACGGATCGAACACCTCAGACATTCCGGTCAGGACCTGAGGGTTCGTTCGCAACCCACTTTTGTCGGCTAGAAACCCTAGGTTGGGAAGTTCTAGCGACAGCACCAGAGACGCATCGTTCATGTCCGACGTGCCGCCGAAGGTAACCATGCGACGCTTCCAGATGTCGATCTTGATGGCAACGTTGTCCTTCTCGTCGAAAGACAGATCCCCGTCAGCTTCGATGGCCGCTGCTTCCGCCCGCTGGTCGAACGAGGCGCAAACGGACTCGAGCGTATACACCGCATCATACAAGGACGTCACACCATCAGGCTGGAATCGCTCTTGGGGCGGAGGAAGCGTAAACGCCGCCGAGCCAAGACCACTTTCACCTAGGTCGGTCTGAATCGACCCCCACGAGAAGTCGATAGAGAACCTTGAGTACCCCTGCTCCATGTCCTCGGGCAGCACCTGGGCCTCGGTGAATCGACTGAGCGCCTTGTCGATCTGGGTATAGAAGTGCTCAATAAGGAACTTCACCCCGCGACTTAGCCTGCGGAATCCGATCTTAGCCATCGGTGTTGGGCTCCAGAAGGGTTACAGAGGCGCTCGGGGCGAATGTTCTCCACGGCTGCAGTCCCCAGTTAGTCTGACCTGGGCCAGGCGAGTCGTACTGCGGGATTGCGATAACAAACCGAACTCTGGAGTAAGGAGCAAGAGGCACCCGAAGGTTGCTGATACGGACAGACCAACCAGAAATAGACCCACCAGGGTGCGGTGGGAGCATATCCGAAACAACCGGCGCCGACGGGTTAGGCGTGAACAGCCAGGCGTCAGAGTCGAAGTCAGCCTTGTGTACCACCATCGACGCCTGAGCCCGATCCTCTGGGAGGAAAGGGTTATCGACAAGCACGAACATCTGGAGGTCCCGGACATTGGGAGGGATGTACGGAGACGGTGATCCGCCAGGCATGTAGTAAGCCTGGCCACCTGACCCGCCAGGATCCTGCACCATGAATAAGTCGAAGCTGTCCAGAATAACGGGGTGACTACGCTGAAGTGAGACTTCCCACAGGCTCCAGTCGCTGACGTCGTAAGGATTCGCATGCGTGACAGCACCGGACCCTTTGACCCGGAAAGTGTTTTCCGCTTCGGATGCAATGCTGTTCTGGAATGTCATCCACGGCTGCTTCCAGTTGGCTGCACCGCTGAGCACTGGCTGGAACCCCATGGAAATCTGAGTCTGCGTGAAGCGGTTAGCGATAAGCCCAGCAGGGACCCGGTCGGCGATCTCTTCAATGTCTCGGAGGGCCACCTCGATGCGGTTGCCATCGATGGTCGTCCCGTCAGCGAACTGCTGCTTTGTTACCCGCCTGGTGCTCATGGCTCCCCCTACGACGGAACGTACTGTGCGTAAGACATGTTCACAAACGGAGTTGTCGTCACGTCACTTGCGTTAACGCAGCCAGCAACAGCAACACGCCCAGGGCCAGGAGGAACTGCAGCATTGTCATTCCTGACGAGGGACCCGACACCGGACTGTACTCCATGGAACATGCAACCTTCGATCATAGCAAAGCCACCATCCTCAATAAGGATGTAGGTCGATAAAGCCGACTGCTCGTTGTCGTCCTTGCTGATGTGGCAACCCCTTGCGATCAGGTAACCACCGCTCTTCACGACGACTGCCGGGCTGTCGCCTTCGCACTTTAGGTTAGCCCCGTTCAAAACAAGTTTTCCTGTGACTTCAACTTGCTTCGTCACTGTGGATCCTGGGGAGAAAACAACAAACGACCTGTCTGCTGATGCTTTCATGCCGCCGTACTCACCCATCAGAACGAATGCCCCTGCATCGATCTTCTCATCCTGTTTAATCTGAGACCCAGGCATCACCACGCTGCGCCCAAGACGCCGGATGGCGCCGAGGTACACCTCCATGGAGGTCTTATTCCTGACCTCCTCCCTGGTCTCAGAGCGATCCCATACAGCACGCAGCAGGCTCACCGTCCGGTCCTCCGTCGGCCACCCTGGTTGCCCCTGAGGAGCAGCTTGGCGCTGGAAATCACCATGCGCTCGGCCCGGTTACGCATGAACCCAAATAGCATGTAGGTAACATGCTCCCCTCGCGTGCTGTCAGACGTTGAGATCGTGTCGTACTCCTCATCATCGATGAGGTACTCACCGAACTTGGCCGCGTTGTTGAACGTGCGCTTCGACAGGACGCCAGCGGAGCTCTTGAATCGAGACCGCACCGTCAGCTTGTCTGCTACCTTGTCGATGGCGTCGTTATCGTAGTCAACAACCTGAGATGACCACCCCTTCCAATCGCCTGCGCTCAAGGTGTTGTACACACCCCAGATCCAGTTCGGCGCCAACTTGTTGGCGGCCGACCCGTGGCTAAGCATCCGGGTAAACACGCCGCGCGCCCTGGTTTGACCGACGCCATCCTCGCCGACCTGTGCCGACTTGTATGCCCAATCGACAGCCTGAGCCTTGACGTTTTCGTCGTCGCCTGGTCCGATGTGGCCGTGCCAGTAGTACACCTCAGCATCTAACCCATTAATTTTAGCGTCAATAAAGCTCGTAATCATGCCGATGCTGGTGTGGTGGGAATGGTTCTCGATCCAGCGAATGACGAAATAAGGGCTGCGGCCTCCAATGGGGGCATTGAGGGCAACACCGGCATAGGAGATAGTAGCAGTCCCCGCAGCGATTGTGGCTCCGTACCCAGCCGAGCTTGCCTGCCTTTCCGGGGGCAAGCACATATCGATGTTACCGCCGGTGTTTCGGATGTCCCAGTGGGTGTTGATGTTGAACACAAGGTCAACCGACGTGATGACAGCGTCAGGGGCCACCTCAACCAGCATGAAGTACTCACCGGTAATCGGGTCAAGCTCTGGCTTGTGCATGTATATGTACCGGTCACCGACGGCTGACCGCACCTTGTAGGAGCTAGTCACGATGCGCTGATCCTCACCATCGTCAGATCCGGTGGACCGGTCTAACGCACCGCCTCGGCCTAGCTCCGTGATGTAGTAGCTAAGCGATTTGGAGGAGTTTCCCGTGTCAGCGTCGTTGAACTGCTCCTCGTCGATGCTGCCAACGCAGAAGATGTCGCCACGCCCGTTGGTTAGGCACACCGGGCTCTTGATGTTCGACACGTCTCGAACGATCGGTATGCCGACCTCCTGAGCGGCGCATGACGACGTAATCCACATGGACCACTGCCCCTGGGTTAAGCACCAGACGCAGCCGGACTCCGGAAAACTTGCCAGGAGGGCTCCTGACTGACTGTCATACATGATCGAGACGGGGTCACCCGCATCATACCGGTAGACAGTCTTTGGCATGTCTTCGGTCAGGGGATCTGCCACGCCACTAGCTGTGAGGTAGTGAGAAAGAGGTGTCGTCACGCTGTCAGTGAAGAAACCTCGTATCGACGAGCTGACCTCATTGACCGACATGCCGTTGGTCGTTGTGTGTATACCGTCGCTGGCGCACCAGAACACCGATGCCCCAACGGACACCACAGACTCCCGAGATGAGCACCCAGTGCTCGAACTGGCCGTGATGAACCTACCGTCGGATGCCAGCTCTCCAACCGAGGGCTGGTACAAGAACGTCTTTGACTCCGTGAACACCAGCAGGTTGTCGTTGATCTCCTCGATGGCGACGATGGGATCCGTGGTGGGAGCAACAACGAAGTTTCTCGAGGCGTAGGCATTGGGCATTCCGGGGTCCGAGAAGTAAAGCTCGCCCTCCGAAGCTAGCACCATCCTGTTCTGCAGCGTGGCCATATCAACGACAGCCGGGATCTCCGATGCGTTGCGGTAGTTGTAGCTTTCCGGAGCAATACCGTTAGCGGGGGTCAGCGGGATGATGAGCGAAGACTCGCTCATGGGCTGATACCAGTTGGGCCGGTTGGCAACATCCAGAGCGGCAGACACGTTCGTCTCACGGAAGTCTGCCGGCAAGTAGACAAGGAGCCCAGTAGCCTTACTGTTGATGTACACAGCCCCGTCGTGAACATGGAATGAGAAGTCCTCGGACGTAGCGCCAATGAACTTTTGCCTATCGACACTAGCGTTGGTCTCGTAGCACCCTTTGCGGACGGGCATGCTAACACCGTCAAGCTGCGAGGTGTGCGTGTGGAGGATCTCCTCACGCCGCTTACGGCTATCAACATCGAAGATAGAAACAGCCAGGTACCGTCCCCATACGCTACCCTGGGCGCCACCCTGGTTGCCGGTCTGAACCCGAGCCAGGAGAACAGACAGGATCTGCGTACTGCCCCAGTCGGTAACGAAGCACACCGATCCTAGATGCTTCTCGTAACCCCAGTTCACCGGGGACGTCATCTGGGCTGACATAGTCGTGTCGAATGCGCACACCTGGCCGAAGCCAGGTCGTACCTCCCAGTCTCGGCGACCGTCCGGCATCCACATGTTCTGGACCCACGGCCCGCGAGCCGCAGAGGTCTCATCGATGCCGCCACTAAGAAGCTCTACCTCGATCCCCCCGACAGCCATCAGTACCCCGTTGTCAGGTTGTAGCCAGGGGCAGGAGCAATGTAGTGGGAACCATCAGTGGCCCGACCGACGGCGAGATACGACTCGAGCAGACGCTCCTTCTCCTGCATCAGGGAGAGGAGGGCATTGTTCGGGGCGCCATCTCGGACCATGTAGTAACGGGCCGCATAGAGGGCGATCAGCGCATGGTGTGAGTCGAACGTGTCGATGAACGTAAGGTCGCCACTTGTCCATGCTCCGGGCGAAATATGAGTCTCTGGGACGTACTCGATCCGGATAGTTCGCGATGTGTTTTCCGAGAACACAAGGCGTGTGCCGACAAGGCAGTAATCAACTTCAAGGTTATCAACCTGGGTCGGGTTCTGCCCTGGGGTCATGTACCATGCTAGGTTCCCGCTGCCGTCATCGGCGCCAATGCGAATGATGCGCTGGCACGGGTGAGTAGCCACCCCGAGAGCGTCCCGGAAAAGGACCCCAGCAAGCTCGTGCTCACGGCCAGAAACACTAACAGACAGGACGGTGTTGTATGCATCCGGCATCGTATCCGATACCACCTGGCGGAACTCACGGTAACCCATGTCGCACATGGACTGGGCTTGAGACTCGCTCAGGAAGGTATCATCGGGCTCGTCGATCATCGACCGGAAGAGATCGTAGACTTCGCCGGTGTTCATCCGCCACCTCCCATCGGGGTACGACGAAGGCCACGCTCTGGCACCTCATCGACCATCTGCTGAGCGATCTGCATGGTCCCCATGCGCCGGTACTCCTCTTCGCCCTGAATGGCCGACACAGGAGACTGGTACGAGGCTTCGATCTGCTCCTCGCCCTTATCCGACGACCCGACTCGTGGGAAAACCGTGCGCCTGATGTTCTCTTCTGCCGCCTGAGGGTCAGGCATACCGAAGGTGATGATCGATGCGTAGATGTCCCGGATGTACGCCTGGCGTTCGTAGGGAAGCTCGTAGTACTCAGCGTTTCGCATGAACTGACCGAATACGTCTTGGAACGCTTTGAGGTCATCAGTCGGGAACACCTCGACCTGAGCCCCAGCAGCCGCTGCCATGAGAATATCGTTGGCATGGGCGATAGACTGCATACGCTCGGTGACGAAGGAGTTACCGGTGCTGAACTTGAGCTCCCGGAGGGCGGTCTCTTTGTCGATCAGGCCCATCTCGAGAAGGTCCATGATGCGCTGATCTCGGTCCTGCTTCTCGTTGCGGAACAAGGAACCTGCCTCGATGAATACCTCAGGATCATCAACAAGATCAGTCGCCTTCAGGTAGTTGAAGACGACTTTACCCAGACCGTCCATCATGCGCATCATCCGAGGCTCATTGTAGTACTTGCGCATCAGGATGAGCACGGTCTTTCCGAGGTCCTCGGTAGCCCGCTCGATGTCGTTCTGGGTCGTCTGAAGCTGGGTCATGTCACGACCGGATAGCGCCTCGACGGCCTTGCCAGAGGTGACACCGACAGCCCGCTTTCCAAGCGACGTGGCATGGATACCGCTAACGTCCATCATCTCCGATGCAAGCTGAGCAGCGTTCTGCAGCACAAAGCCAGGCAGCGAGGGGGGCGACACCGGGGTGGGAGCCCCACCTGCCGGGTTGTAGTACACCTTCTCACCCTTGCGAGACGTGATAGAGTTGGCGCTAACGCCAGCTGTCTTCGGGATCAACCACTTGGGGTTACCGATAAGCTCTGCGTTATCAATGATTTGGCTGCGGGTCTTGTTGTAGTTAACCTGCAGTTCTAGGAGGGGCTCGATGGCACCCATGCCAAACAGGCGCCCTGGGATCTTGGTGTATCGAACGAACTGCACCGGCATGACATCACCCTCCCATTTCGTCTCGAAGAGGTAGGTGCTGTCGAGCAGGATCTTGCGATCACCGTTGCGGAAGTAGACGTCGAAGATCTCGAGACGGTCTTTCAGTTGCCTGGTCTCGCTGGACATGAACGGCAGACGCTTCTGGCGCATCGCTTCGTCCATCTCAGCGGCCTGCATAATCACCTTCTTGTGATTGGGGTAGGCCTCTGCCAGGTCTTCTCGGTTGACGATTTTCGCCACGCCAACCCAGTTGGACTCTTCGGGGTTCGTCACACCAGGCTCGAAGTAGAGCATGTACGGCGACACAGTCTCAGTGATGATATTCTTGCCGGTGTACCGGGTCAGAAACCCAGCGTTGCCCGTGCTGAGCAACCAGCCAACCAACTCACTGTACCGCTTACTCATACGAGATGCCTGCCAGTAGTACTGAAGGGCAGCCTCGCTGCTCTGGGCCTTAATGATATCCTCTGCGCTGGGTGATGCCGGGATGACCGTGGTGCCTGGGTACGCCACCTCGAGACGGCTCTGCAGGTTTCGGTACATGTTCAGGATGAGGTTCACCGTCACAGATGAACCCCTCACCTTTCGGCGGATCACATCACCAGACTTCGCCTCGACCTCAACGTGCTGGCGCCCCTGCAGGAACAGGAGGCACGTATCCCAGATACGCTGATACGACGTGCGGTCGGTGTTGAATGACTCGATCGCCTGCTTGAGCTTCTCAGCTTTCGGGCTCTTCATTGCTTGGCCTTACTCGGCAGGCTTAGGCCCCGGAACGCAGTTTCCTCGACGAGAGCAGATCATAATGTAATCCGCCCGCTCCTTATCGGTCATGGGCTTGCGCTCAACGTGCTTGGTGTAGAGATGCTGTCGGCGCTCCCAGGCCTTCAGCGCATCGCTCTTCTTGGTCTTCTTAGTCATTTATCCCACCTCTATTCGCATTCTATCAGTACATATCGAAAATACGCTGCAGCCGCTGGTACTCGCTTTCAGCTTTCCCGGCCTCGCCCATGTCAGATACAGCCTTAGACACCATTCCGCCGGCTGCTCCACCCAGCGACGCTCCGACGCCAGCCAGGGCAGGGTTACCAGTTGCTAATGCAGCACCAGCACCAAGGAGACTACCGACGGTAGAAGCCAACCCAGACGTCTTCTGGGATGCGGCCTTTGCCTCGGCCCGCTTTCTGGCTGCGATCTTCAGCGCCTCTTCGGCCTTGACTCGGCCGTCAGCACGGAACGCATCAATGAGGGCGGCGCTAGGGTTTCTCATCGCTCCTGCTCCTCGTACAAGTTTGACACCGAGAACTCGGCGTCAGCATCATCCTCGATTTGCGGGACAAACGCCAGCCTGAACAGGTGGAGCCCCCAAAATAGGAGCCCCACCTGTCCAAGCTCGGCCAGTGCTGTGACTAGGTCAAGCACTAGACGCCAGCGTAGCTGATGCCGACGAGGATGCCGTTGCGGTTCGGACGCTCGCAGACCACGTTGTAGTAGTAGCGAACGAAGGCCTCGTAGGCGTCGCGGTTAGCGACACGGCTGAGGACCGAGCCGTCCAGATCCGCCAGGCCAATCTCAGTGATCTGAGCGATGGACCACGACTTCAAGCTGAGGAAGATCAGCAGGCCCTTGCCGCAGTGGCGAGCCACCTTGAGCGGGATGCCATTGAAGCTGAGGGAACCCATGTTGAAGCCAGCATCGCCGCCATCAACGCTCTTGCTCAGGCTAGTAGCGTTGTCGGTGACGCTCGTGAACGACATCAGGGCGGTGTACTCCTGCCGGAAGATGTGGTTCGCGATCATGCAGTCAGGTGCGCTACCTCCAGCCTTCAGAGCGATGGAGTCCAGCATGGCCTGCATGCGCTTGGTCGCCAGGGCCGTGACGGCACCAGCACCAGGGTTGCTGGAAGCGATGGTGTTCTCGACGCTCTCGATGGTGGACCGAAGAGGCTCAAGACTGGCGGTGTCGCGCAGGTTGCCGTGGAAACTCACGGTGCCGCCAGCTAGGTCGATGTAGCCACCACCCAGGTTGCCGTAGATACCCATGGCCTCGTCGGTGGTGACGTAGGCGGGGGTGGACAACGGGTCAGTTGCAACAACAACGGTAGCAGCAGCGCCCTTGGCCAGGCCGGTAAGGTCCACAGTGTTGGGAGCGGCAGCGGCCGTAGTGAAGTCAACAGCACCGGGGGTGACGCTCTGACGAACATGAAGGGCGCCAGCACCACCAGTAGTGATCTCCTCGTAGGTGTCAGTACGAACGAGGATACACGGCACCGGGGTGGCGGCAGCCAGGGGCAACCCTTCGAGGTTGCCGGACAGCGGCATGGTAGCGGCCGCAGCGGAGCGGTCGAACACGAATCCGACGTTGCCGCCGCCGATGAAGCAGGACGCGTCGCCCTGGTTCTTCACGCTCTCGATGGCGCCATCAAGCTCGCTCTGCAGAGCGTTGACGAACGCGCCAGCGTTGGCCTTGGCTTGCTCGATGGTCGGGCCGGTGATGTCCATACGGCCGTAGAGGTACTTGGCCTGAATGGTCAGGTCAGCGTACTTCTGACGGTCGGCGGTCGGAAGATCGTTGTCCTCAGCACGGAAGCCGGCGGATTCGTTGCGGCCAATGCGCACAGGCATGATAGCCTTGCGACCGGTCCAACTGACCTTCTTCTTGTTGAAGAGTTCAAAGACCAGCATCTCGTTGTTGAGCTGGTCGCGAATGGGACCCTGATAAAAATCCTTCAGGATCTTATCGAGGCTAGTGAGGGTAGAGACAGCCATTGTCTATTTCCTTATTGTTATGACCCGAACATCGCCGCCAGAGCGGCGTGGGCCTCTTGCATGTTTTTAGGCCGACCAACACTGTTGGCAGCCGAAGAGCGAGATCGACCGGACCGTCCGGCAACCTCAGGGGGAACGCCACCAGCGGCCTCTCCGTCATCCTCGGAGTCATTCTGGCTGGCAATGAAGCGAGCGATAGCTGCTTCTTCGATTTCAGCGATTTGCTCGCTGTACTCAGAAGCCAGGGACCGGAGATCCTGGCTGGGATCATTAATGATGGACTGAAGGAGCATATCACGGCTCACACCGGGGTAGTCCTCAGCGATCTGAGACAACTCCCGCTCGAGCTTGGCCTGCTCATTGACCACCATCATCTCGTGCATCTGACTCTGCAGACGCTGGATGTCCGACATTTCACCGCCGGCATCCTGGCCCTGATCCGGCTGGAAGGCTTCCGCCTCGTTGCCGGGACCGAACAGCCTGGCCATCGACCGAAGCTGATCCATCTCCTGCTGCATAGCTTCGAACTGCTCACGCATTTCTTCGGCTTCAGCACGGGCCTCATTTCGAGCAGTAATCACCTGCGAGAAGCGGGAGTACGGCACGTTGTGGCCATGCTCCTCCTCCTGCTCGTGGTCATCCTGTTCGGATGCGTACTGCTCTTCGCTGTCTGCCCCGTCGCCTTCTTCGGGACTGGCTTCGACCGATTGCTCGGTGTACTCACCAGACGGTTGATCCGTGTCGGACGCAGCGGGAAGTTCAGACTGCAATGCCCCCATGAGGGCGCTCGTTTGCTCGGCGCTTAGCAACGACATGTTTTACGCCTCCTTACATGCAGATAACGCCCTGCACGGCGAGATCACCAGACCCCAATATCGTTCAACACCTCATGGACGGGATCTGGTGAGAAGTCCTCTGAGGTCGCTTCGGAGAAGAGTCGCCCAGTTGCTTGCTCCCACTTGAGCATCTCTTTGACGCCCGTGGGTCGCACTTTGGCGGCAACTTCTTCCACAAGATCATGTACTTGGTCTAGTCCCATAAGCGCAAGTGCTACTGCCATGACCATATCATCATGCTTACCTGAGGGGGCTTCAACCTTACCTCTGGCGTTGAATGCTAGGCTATTCGCCTCGCTGATGAACGCACCGTCGATGACTTCAACTCGGTTGCTGGTGATGAACTGGTAGAGCCTGCTCATCATCAGATTGCGGCTCTTCGAGTTGGTGTTGAAGCCGTAGCGTGGCGTCCACTGGTTCTTCGCTTTGTCCCAGTGCTGATCTCGGAACATGTGGGGGTAGGCCTTAGACATCATGTACTCGATGATCGACAGGCCGTAGCTGTTGCTTTCGATGACAGCCAGGGCCTCGTACTTCATCGCCATGTCGTAGACTTCCTCTTTGTAGTCCGACGGCGGATCCTTGTCGTAGTACGACGCAACCATCTCGATCTTGTTGTCGTTCGTGACGTCGAGGACCATGAACGCTGAATAATCACCACCGGGACTGCCAGAAGCAGTATCAACACCAATCGTGTAGATTCGATACGGCTGAGGTTCTTTGTAAATCTTAATACCACGGGAATACCCTGTGACTGGCCACGGGTCGGGGAAGAACCGCTGTCCGGATGTGACGAAGGCGAGTTCCGCTGTCGCCGGGAACTCCTGATTGAAGATGAGCCAGTTGTTGGCACACTTGGTTCTCAACTGATTAACGAACCAGTTGGACTGCGTGCTGGTGAGCTTGTGCTTCCGGGTGTACTCCCGCTCCTTCTCCGTCAGGTCCTTGAACCTGCAGTGCGGGAGGTTGTAGCGTTCGTCGATCTTCCACCCGAGGAAGATCTTATCGAATCCGTTGTCTTCGCCCCAAAGCTCGTGGGCCTTGTTCAGGCCGTTGGCGGTGGATTCGAAGATGATCGTGGCGTTGGCTCCGCCGGTCTGGAAGAGGGCTGCGATGGCTGTGTCGATGTTCGACCAGAAGGCGTACTCGGACGCGTGGATGTACTGGTAGGTCTGACCACGGAAGCTCTCAGATCCGGCGCTACCGACAACGATCTTCGATCCGGTCTTGAACTCCAGCCTGTTGTCCCGGTTCCTCACTGCTGAGACCTTCATCTCTGCGGGGAGGTTGGAGTACATGAACTGGTACATGGTGAAGAGTTCTTTGGCCGCCGGGTCCGTATGGGCCACGACAGCGACTCTGGTGTTCTTATTAAACAACGCCTTCCACAGGTAGTAGGCGGCGATGACCGTGGATGACCCGAGCTTACGGGCCTTCAGGACCATGGTGTGGTTGTTCCGCATGGTTCGCGAGATGATAAGCCGCTGCGCCTCATTGAGCTTAAGCGGCAAGACCGCCGAGTCCATCCCGACGATCTTGACGTAGTTCTCAGCGAAGTAGTGGAAGCTCTTGGCGCACTTCTTCAGTTCGCTAGCGATGTGGTCCCTGGTATTCAGCACCGGTCACTACTTCATCGGGATTTCCTTGGCGGCAATACGGATAGCACGCACAACCTTGATAGCCTCACCAGGCGTCATCTTGTCCGGGTTTATTTTAAGTTCCCGAAGGATGGCTTTTGCATCACCACCCCGCAGTTGATTCCATTTGATCCTTTTGAGGTCAACCTTCCCGAGCTTTCCGTTACCCTGCATGGCCTCAGCTAGCTTCATCGGGGCTTTCTTGGCTACAGCAGCAGCTTTGCTTTTCTGCTTGGGCTTAGCCTGCTTGGATTCGGCCTTCTTCGGCTTGACATTCTGCTGTTTGGGTTCGGCCTTCTTCGGTTTGACCTGCTTGGGCTTCGGCTGTGGCTTAAACTTCACCTTAGGCGCCAGCCCCTCGTTGCCGACGTTGTAGTCCTTCCCGCCCTTGATGCGGCTGCTCGGCTTCTTCTTTGGACCTTTTTTGTCCGCCAACTTCCTTGCTTGGGCGTACGCTTTCTCGGAAGCCCTCTTCTCAGCCGCCTTCCGGAGTTTCGTCTCAGCACGCTTAGCAGCGGCCTTAGCTTTCTTCTGCGCTGCCTTTTCAGCGGCATCCTTGGCGGCGCCTGCTTCCATCTTAGCATTTCTCGAGAACTTCGGCTTCGAACGCTGAGGCTTGAAGGCGGCCTCGTCAGATGGCTTCTGCTTTGTTGCCTTGGCGCTAGCTTTAGCCTCCCTTTTGGGGGTCGATTTAACACCGACGTTCTTACGCCCCGTAACCTTGCCTTTCTCGTACGTCACCTTCTTATACTTAGGTTCTACGACGCTCTTCTTGACTTGCTTGGCAGCTTCCTTTCGGGTTGCTGTTTTAGCCGCCTGTTCGGCGCCCTTTTCGGCCGTCTCCTTGGCTGCTTCCTTTGCAGCCTTCTGGGCGGCCTTGCGCCGGAACAAACGCTTGCCGCCCTCCTTGGCAGCCTTCTTCGCTCCTTCTTTGGCCAGCAGTGCTCCGCCACCACGAGCAAGCGCACCCAAACCACCGGTAAGCAGTGTTGATCCGATAGCGCCGTAGGTTTCAAGCATCCCCTCGTCAGTCAGGTTTTCCCACCTGTCCTTCCGGCTCTGCCTCTTGCGGGCAATGCCCTGCCGAACCTTAGACTCGGCCATCACCTTCCGGTAACGCTCGGTCTCAGCGGCGGTAGCCTTCCGATCGCCTACCAGCAGGTCGCCGGGCCTCAGGTCTGACACGAGGGCAGCGATCTTGCGCCGTTTCTCCTCTGGGATGTCGTATTCCTTGCCCTGGTGGGTCACCTTGCCGGTCTGCGCATAACGAGCAAGCTGCTTGATGTTCTCTTTTGACAGGCGTTTGGGGGCGGCCATGGTCTCAGTGCTCCGTTTCGGATTCGAAGTATGCGCCGACGGCCCCGATAAGGACGCTTTCGACGATGCGGTCCCGCAGCTTCTGGCGTGAATCTTCCATCATGATGTTGTGGAGGTCGCTCAGGACTTTGACGAAGCCCCGGCAGAAACGCTCCATCTCCTTCGGGTCCTCATCGATTTCGGGGGGGAAGGTTTCGACCCATTCTCGGGCCTTGGCGATGTAGTCTGCGGCCCCTCGCTGCTTCTTCCGGAACATGGACCGGTTGAGGCCTGAGAGGAAGTCATCGAGGTGGGTGAGTTCGATGCGGGTGATCTTGTAGGTGGCGCCGTAGGACTGCTCGCCAGTGATCGCCTTGGTCTCGTTGCGCCCTTCGAGGGCCGTCATGCCTGCCAGGTAGATACTATTGAGGGTCTCAGTGATCCGGAGCTCTACGTTGCTGCTGTGCATACGGAGTTTTACTTGTCGTTGGTTCATCTACTTCACCAAAAAATTCTGAACGGCGAACTGGATCGCCGGTAGCAGCAGGACGATGATGGCTGTCTGCCTGTTCACGGTGGCCTCGAGGGTATCGAGCTTGTCACCGAGCTTCTCGGTGCGCCGCTCAGCGTCCCTAATACGCTCGGAGTTGCCTCGGATAACTGCCTCTGAGCGAGCCATCCTAGTTTCCATCGTTTCCGTGCCCATCACCATCTCCACTCAAGGCCAGCGACGGCCTGCCATTTTGGCATGTCCCCTCGCCATCCCCCTGAAACTTCTGCGGCTGCTGTAACATCAAGTTTTCTCCTGATCCGGTGACGAACACCAGCGCGAGCATTCCACCCAGAATCATCCCCGATAAGAGACAAATCAAGCCCACCAGAATCAAAAGGGTCGAGACGTACAGGTCTCAGCCCTCCGAGTCCTCGGGCTTTCCCGAGGCAGCGGCCTCCAGAGCCGCACGGCGCTGCTTGGCCACGTCTTCCATGCTGATCCCCAGGATGCCAGCCACAGCACCAAGAACGCTGGCGATGATCGCCTCGGTCGGCAGGTTGGGCCACAGGTGGTTGCACACGATCGGCAGGACAGCAGCAGCAACGCTGAGCCACAGCTTACGGGACTTCATTTTCTCGCTCATTCGGTCTCCTCCCCGCCGGTAACGACGGTAACCATATCAATCATTTTCACCATTTCGCTTTGTCAGCCCAGAACGCTGCTGACATCTTACCCTTTGCGATATTCTTTGCGTGTCTGGATTTGAATGACTTGCGTTTCATCTTCATGCGTTCGGACTCACCGGCCTTGGGTTTACCTGCTGTGCTTGCCCCCTGCTCACCGAACCGAATCAGCTTAACCTGGTTGCCCTCTTTAGCCATCACCACATGAGACTTTTTCGGGTGGTTAGGCGTGCGCTTCGTGACGTTGAAGCCCTTGAGACCGAGCTTCTTCATCAGGCGGCGGGCTGCTTCGATCCGCTCAGTCATTTCTTCTTCCGACGGAGCCGGCTCGCCGCTGCCTTGCGGGCTTTGAACTTGGCAGGGCCGGAGATGTACCCGGTGCCCTCCTTGAGGACATCTCCTGCCGAGGTTTTCTTCTTCGCAACCATATCACTTCCCCCCGTTAATCACGGACAGTTTGCCCTCCTGCTTGTCCAAGAAGTCCTCGAGGCTGCTAGCCCCCTGCTTCTCGTCCATACCCCAGGAGCGGCGCTCGTTCTTCTGAAGGTTGCTCGCCACATCGCCAGCCACCTTGAGAGCCTGCAGAACCTTCTGAGGAGCAACCTCAGGGTCGTTGGCCATTTCCTCGATGCGAGTCACGGTCTGGTCCAGCAAGCCAGCGATGCGGTGCGAGATGCCCTTGTGGCGCTCCAGCACACCCCGCATGCTCTGCTCGGTCTCCTCGATCACAGCGATCACACGACCCTCAGCAGCTTCCTTAGCCTCCTGAATGCTGGCCTTCACCTGCGTGATAGGAAGGTCCCACTGCTCCTTGGTCTTCCGGTTCCACACCGTCTGCTCAGACATCCCGTAGACATCAGCCAAGGTCTTCACAGGAACACCGTTAGCCCAATCCCGACGGACCATCTCCCAGACCTTCTCCGGAATCTTCTGACGAGCCATGAGAAACTCCCTACCGACCCACCTCCCCTAACCCAAACTCTACCCCCAGAGCAACAACTCCCAAAACCGAGGGTCAACTCGGACTGCCATTGTGGCAGGTGAGCCGCTAAACATTCTGATTCCTGAGGAAAATCTTAGATCCTTGAGTTTCTTGCGGCCCATGGTAAGGTACTGTCGTTGGCTTTCGCCACTGCGGAAGGCGGCGATCAAAAAGCCCGCGCAACACAAACCAAACAAATGAGACGAAGCTCGCTGCTCATTGAGCGGCTCCCTGGGGGGGGGGAATAGGTAGACTTCGAAAATCTGTCTCGAGTTTGTGGGGTGATGTCACATGAAACCGCAACCACACCATCACGACCACCCCCACGGCACCAGTGCAGCCACGCCAACATGGGCTAGCTAGCACCTAGCGCCAGCGGGTCGGCTGTGCCCCTAGGTTGCGCCCCTCCCGGTGTGTTGTTGGCCACCCTGTTTCAGTCTTAACCTATTGAAACACCACAACAACCGCCCGGACGCCTAGCCGCCCGTTGGTGCAAAGTTTGTGCGACATGTTGACACCCTCCCCGGTAACCCCTAAATAGGGGTAGGCTGGCGCCGTTGCCGGCAGTGCGCAAACCCACAACCCGAGGAGAAAAACAATGCGCAACAATTCCCCTATCGCTCAGACCAACAACCCTAGCACCCTGGAGTCATACGCTTGGCGCCTTGTCGAAGAAGCCTGGGCCGCTCAAGACTTCGGCTTGCTCGGTCACGACAATGAGATCTGCGGTGAGCTTTACGTGATAGAAGCCCGGCTGCGCAGCTTGCCGATTGACCCAGCGGAACGCTTGGCCGCGCTGCAATGGGCGATTGAGTCGACCGTGAATATCCACGTCACCCGCCCGATCGGCGCCGACGAATTCGAAAAGGGTTGGTTCTAAAATGCTGAAATTCCAAAACGTTTGCGGCTCTTTCACCGATACCCCTGGCAATCCCTACGGGGTTATTTGGGACCGTGTTGACCATCTTCAAGCGCCAGCTATCGGTGAGCTTAGGCGCCTGGCGTCCCGTATCCTTCGAGACCTAGCGGAACCCGGCGCCGTGCTGCCGGAAGGGGTTACCGTCGCTGGGGTTCGTCACCTAGCGCGCATCGTCCACCAGTTGGACGGCAGCGAGCTAGTTGAAGTGATCGGGTGGGTATCCGACTAACCGTAAACCCAAACAATCAACCGAGGGAGGGGCGCCGCACGGTGCCCCTTCTTTGTTTTTGTCCCTAGGCTTGCGCAGCGGGGCCAAACGACGCCGCAAAGCTCGAAACCCATAGGGAGACCTAGATAGAACCCCGCAAACGCTCAAAAGGCGCCTTTATTGCCGCCCTAGCTTACCCCGCCATTTATACGTGCGCGGCCATATCCCTTAGTACCTAAGTGATAAGGGATATGGCTTAGAGAAGCCGTCGCCCATCCGGTTTCTGCGACAATCAAAAATCGCAGCCGCAGAAAGCCCTAACCCGTTGAAAACACACGCCTGCCATTTTGGCAGTCAAAGCCGCCGGTCTGTGCAAAATCAACCACTTATAGGGAGGTGATCGCGCGGGCATGCGGCGCTAGGCGGAGGGGAGGGAGGGAGTTCAAGTCGGTCTCAGCGATGCCAGGGACCCTTGTTCGCCCTTCTGAACGTAGTGAAGAAGGGCTCACAAGGGGGCCAGGGAGGGAAGCCGATGAAACCGCAAACCTTTGAGCAATGGTACGCTGCCTGCGACCGGATCTGTCTCCATGCCTTCGGCATGGGTGTTGAGGATTTCGCTGATGGGCCGTCTGCAGACTCCTATGAGTCTGGTGAGTCGCCCCGTGAATACGTCTTTGAAACGTTGCCAGAATACGACGACATGCTTCGTCACTTCTTGGAGGAATCATGAGTAAAACCAAGTACTTTCGTTTGTACGCCAAAGAGTCTGGCGCCAGCAGGTTTCGACCGGTCGATTGGTCTAGCGGAGCTACAGTTATCAACCTGATTTATGCGACGCTCTTCCCCGAAGGGGAAGCCAAGCGGTTGCGTGAAAGCCTGCCCGAACTGGCGGATCTCAACCCAGGCTGGGCTTTCGAAGTCCGACCGGTGAGCAACGGCTAAAACCCTACGGTAAGCCCCCTGAACGTAGTGAAGGGGGCGTACCTAGAACCCACAACCACAGAGGAGCAGCCATGGATGTCTACAAGTACATCAAGCGTCGTTGGAACGGCGTGTCTTTCGTCACTACCTCGCCGATCGATGGCAGCAAGGTCTTGAACCTTGTGTCTCTTGGGTCGGGCAACACCAAGACCGGGAACATGATCCAGACTTGGCACCTTCCCTACGGGAAGGACCCGATCGAAGCCCGGCGCGGCGGATCCGGTGACCGCGGCGTTTGCGGTGACTGCCCGCACCGGGCAAAGCCCGGCCAAAAGGTAGGATCCTGCTACGTCATCGGCGTAGCTATCCGGGGCGTTCATGATGCCTACCTTCGTGGCCGCTACCCTGACCTGGCTGATGTCGCTGAGGAACTGAACAAAAGCCGAATCGCTGTGCTTGCTAACATCGGCAATGGACGCCAGGTCCGATTGGGGTCCTACGGTGATCCTACCGTGATGGGTTCGACCATGGCACAGGCGCTGACCGCCCTCGCTAGCTCGTGGATGGGCTACACTCACCAGTGGCGCAACGAGCATTCACAGTGGGCCAAGAATCTGCTGATGGCGTCTGCCGATAGCGTCTCCGACGCTACTAGGGCGAGCCGGGACGGCTGGCGCTACTTCGCCGTTTATCCAAAGGATATTGCCCCGAAGGATGCGCTGTCGCAGTTGCGTGCTAACGGCGACAAGGTCGCCAAGTGCCCGGCCAGCTATGAAGCTGGCCAGCGCGTCACTTGCTCGACTTGCCCCATGAAATGCAGCGGGGCCATCAGCAACCGCCACAACGTGGCGATTCAAGCCCACGGCGCACCAAGCGTTATGGCCCGTTACCGTGAGAATGTCGCTGGCAACTGGCAATCCTAACCCTACGGTATCCCCCCCTGAACGTAGTGAAGGGGGGGTTACCTAGACCCCACAAACCAACGGAGGCCATCATGGCTCATGAAACCTGCTTTGATCGTATCGACGAGGCCCTTGAAAACCGGGCTAGCGATTTTGAAACCTACATGAACAGCAGCGATGCCTACGAAGAGGGCTGTGAGAATGCTGGCATCGGACCATTCTACGAATACGGCCTATGCTTCGACGTGGTGACGTCGAGCGACGACGATCACGAGGAACTGCCGGTCGAATACTGCCGTTTCGTCATGTCTACCGGAGGCCCAGGTGATGAGATCCGGTTTTTCCCTTCGGGACGCATCGAATACTGGTTCCTAGACTGGTTCGATGGGGCTTGCCGCGACGTCACCAGTGAAGACTGGGCGCAGTGGCTATGGGATACCTTCGATGACCTAGGGATGCTGCCCTTCTAGACAACGCCCGGCGGAGCGTATCCGCCCCAGCCGTAACGGGGGATCGGCGCCCTACACTTGGAGAATAGATGGATATCGAGCGCATTGAACGTGAACTAGAGGAGGTCAAGCGGGCCGTGGATAACTATATGGCGGCAGGGCCGTCCGTTTGCTGGGGCGAGAACTACCACAAGGCCTGCTACAGGGAGGCCATGCTTACTCGGAAGCTGGCCGAAGTGAAGGGGGAGAAATGAGCACCATTTTCAAGTGCGATGAGTGCGGCGGTACTGAGGTCTATGAGCTGGTGTGGGTCAACCCCAACGATGGCGATACAGTGGAGGGGCCTGGCCGCACTTGGTGTGACGACTGTCAGCAAGAGGGATCCAGCATCACCGCCGTGCGTGGAGGCGATGCTCCATCCATGTTTAGCTCGCTGGCCATCGCACTCAAGCCTGATTTTACCTTCGGCTGACACCCTACGGTATCCCCCCCTGAACGTAGTGAAGGGGGGGTTACCTAGAACCCAACCCAAACAACCACATCCCACTGGAGGAAAACATGACCATTATCGACACCATCATGGACGAGATCGACACTGCTGATGTGCTGGAAGCTGCCATCGAAGGCGTGCTGAATGCCCTGATGCCCGAGATCGAAGACGAGATTGAATGCATGATCGAGCACGGCGAGGCCCCGGAGGATGACCGTGAAGAAATGCTGTCTGCTGCTCGGGAGGCTTTGGCTGGCAGGGTTACCGCATCATGATCGGAGGGATCGCAGCGATAGCTGCTGCTGTGCTGGTTGTCACAGCGGTTGAATCGGTCCGTATCCGCAACGAAGAGACCGAGCGGCGGCGGCGTATGGATGAAGCATTCGAACGTTGGGCGCAGGCCCAGGAGGAGGAGCAATGACCAGAAACACAGAGCCCGAGTTGTACAACGAAGAATACAACCCCGACGCCCACGTCGGGTACTGCCCTGATTGCCTCCGTGACTACGGCCACGGGCACCACTGCTGTGCATGCGATGATGACATCGAGGAGGAGGAGGAGGAATGAAAGCGCACATCACGAAGGACGAAGCCTACGGCTTCCTTGAGGAGTACGGGTTCGACTACGAAGGTCCTAACCTGTGGAGCTACTCGGTCTACGACCGGTACGAGGATGACGTAGGGTACGCCGATGGCGAAGAGGTCATCGACGCTGTCGAGGAGATGATCCGTATGTCTATTGTGGCAGCCGATGATGGTGACACCATCGAACGATACCGCTGCCTTGTAGAGGCAGCCAGCCACTTCGGCACAGAGCAGCAACTGGCCTGGGCCGAAGAAGCCCTGGATATCTCAGAACACCACGGGTTCATTGGGATGAGCCCGATTCATGATGAGGGAGACGAAGCATGATGAGCCATGACTACAAGCTGATCGGACCCAACGGCGAGGTGATCTATCACTACCTCGATATTATCGATGCCGCAGAGCGAGGGCTGTTCGAGATCGGCATGCGTAACCTTCACCGAGACCCAGAGACAGGCGTCTGGGTGGCAAGCGAAGAGGTAACGGTCGCCAAGCCTGGCACCCTGCTTTCAACTGTAAACAACATGCTGGCCGAACATGGCCTGCGCATTGCCAAGCAAGAGGAGTAACCATGAGCAAGAAGAGCGTAGTGTTTCGATCGGCTGCCGGTCCCCGGCGGCTCACCATCCCACGTCAGGAGATCCGATCCTGGCTGACTAACCGCATGGCTAGCCATCACGACTATGAGATGGAGTTCCAAGGGGAGATCTATGGCATCGGTAACGTGCTGTATGATCCGGATGGCCAGCGGGTCATTGACCTGATCGAGACGGCGCAGCGTGCCATGTATGGGGCACGAGCGGTGCCCAACGAGGAACTCGGTGGGGAGGTAGCACGGATCGCCGAAGAGGTTCAGTCACTGCGTGACGACCTGACGGTCACCATCGGTATCGTGCGGAGGATGGCATTCGACATCAACACGGCAGCGAAGCTGCTGCCTGTCCCGAAGATGGCTGCTGCCGAAGAGGATAAAGCGGAGCAGCTAGAGCTATGACATTCCAGCCAGAGGATCGACGGAAGCACCACAACGTATTCGAAGTGCTGCCCGCAGACCTGGCAAGGGAGATCATGGAGCATGTCAGGGGATGCACTATCTACGTCCCAGCTAGAGCTCCCATCGATCGCCGTGATCGGGCTGTCTACATACGCAAGAGATTCACAGAACTGCTGCAGCGCCGTCGCCTTAGGACCCGGCGGGCTGCTGTCAGCACCATCGCCAAGGAGCTTGGTGTGTCAGGAACGACGGTTCGCAACTACCTCCGCTCGTCGAAGCACCTCATTCAAGATGAGGACGAAGCGCAGTGGATCAAAGAACACACAGAGGAGACTGAATGAAGATCCAGCACCTACACGGCAACGTGTATCGAGGCATGGCCAGCAACGATGGTGTTGCTGTGGCCGGAGCTCTGCTCGTAACAACGCCGGATATGCCAGCAGGATGGACCTTCCTCGTAAACGAGGATCGGAGATCAAGCGGGGTGCGCCTAATCACAGGAGACGATATCCCCTCGGTTGTCGATGGGATCCACAAGGACATATCAAAACGTCTAGGACGCATCGAGCCTGTCGATGTAGACCTAGAGAAGCGGAGCGCAGCAAATGACTGACAACTACCACTCGGGCATCGACCGGGTCACCAGCAGTGGCCTCAAGATGATCCTGAATCAAACCCCAGCCCACTACTACGCCAAGTACGCCAAAGCCGTCGGCGATACCCCGACCACAGCTCGGGTGTTAGGATCTGTGATCCATAGCCTGGTGCTAGAGGGCGACGACATCACCCTGGAGCGATACGGCAACGCCCCAGCGAACCCAGGCACGCAGAAGTATGCTGCCTGGCTCGAGGAGGAGGAGGGCATGCTGGGTGGGCTCAAGCCAGAAGACTGGGGGAAGGCATACGATATCCGAGACAGCCTGTATCAGGTGAAGTCCCTGCGGGATATGCTCGAGACAGGTGGCAAGGCAGAGGAGGTCATCGAATGGACGGACCCGATCACCGGTGCCCCGTGCAAGGCTAAGCCTGACTGGGTCAGCAACGACGGCAAGCTGATGATCGATCTCAAGTCTTCCCGTGATGCGTCGCCGCTCGGGTTCGCCAAGGCTGTCCGTAACTACGACTACGACCTGAGCGCAGCGATGTACCTGATCGGCGCCGAAGAGGCCCTAGGTGTACGGCCTAGGTGGCTGTGGGTTGTCGTCGAGAACACTGCCCCATACGCACCGGCCATATATGAGATGTCACCGGCGACCAGGGCGACCGGAGAAGAGAAGATGTACCAGGCCCTTGAGGTCTACGAGAAGTGCCGGAGGTCAGGAGTCTGGCCCGGCTACGAGAACGGAGTTATCTGATGGCAAAGCGCATTGACCCAATCATTCAGGAAGTGCTGGCACGGTACGAGGTGGACCCACGCAGGGCGCTGTGGGACTGCCACGGCACCTGGGTTATCTACCACAAGTACGTCGAGCTTATCGGCGCCAAGGCTGGCGTGAAGCTGGACAAGCCCGATGTGATCCATGCTGATCCGTCCCCGAAGGGGAAGACCGTTGTGATCTGTGTCACTGGCAACCTTGGTGACCGATCCGAATGGGCGTTCGGCGAGGCAGCACCCTACAACAACAAGAACGCATACCCGTTCGCCATGGCTGAGAAGCGAGCAAAGGACCGTGTGATCCTCAAGCTGGTCGGCCTGGCTGGTCACGTCTACACCGACATCGACGCTGCCGAGATCACCTCGGACAGCAATGGCAACCGCTCCATCAAGTGGGAAAACGATGTGCCTGACGACGATGGAGGTAGCACCTCTGACGTGAAGGCGGCGATGGCAGGCGCCAGCAGCCTGGACGAACTCAACGAGGTGGCTAAGTCCATCCAGAAAATGAACCTGCCCAGCGGGGCGAAAGTAGAACTTCGTCGCATCTACAGCGACAGGAAGAAGGAGCTAGAGCAATGAGCGCCAACGTGAACATCAAGATCGGCCGACTGGCCGCTGACCCTGAATCGAAACAGACGAAGTCTGGCAAGAACCTGACCACATTCCGCATCGCCGTGAACGAGGGGAAGGATGAGACGCTGTGGTTCAACGTGGTCACCTTCGGTAAGACTGCTGAGAACTGCGCCAAGTACCTCGAGAAGGGGCGCATGGTCTTCATCAACGGACGAGACAAGGTTGACTCGTGGCAGGATGACGACGGTCGTTGGAACAACCGTCACGAGATCATCGCCCACAGCGTGAAGTTCCTGTCTGGCGACAAGCAGCCGGGGCAACAGCAGCCGAGCAGCTACGGCGGAGCGCCTCAAGGCGGTGGGTACGGCGGACAACAGGGCGGCTACCAGGGGTACAACCCCGGTCAATCCTACGGCTTCGGCAGCGAGGGGAGCGACGATGGAGTCCCGTTCTAGCTTCAGGGTGATCGGTCTCGATCCAGGGTGGGCTGCCTTCGGGTGGTCCATTCTGGAGATCTACGACGGGGGGGAGGCTAGCTGCATCAAGGCAGGCGTATGGCGACACAAACGCAACCCGAAGATCAGTAAGAACCTTGATGCCGTCGAGCGCATTCGGAGTATCCATGAGATGGTGAGCAACCTTGCCACCGATGAGTGCGCACTTGTGGGAACCGAATCCATGTCGTGGACGAGGTTCGCTACGTCAGACCGAGGTGTGGCTATGTACTGGGGCGCAGCAGCCAGCGCCGTCGCCAACAAGGCGATCGTGATGACGACCCCCACCGACATCAAGAAGTTCATCACCGGTAGGAAGTCAGCCAACAAGACCGAGGTGATCGACGCTGCGTGTGAGCGGATCCCAGGACTACGAGGACACCTCGGCAGCATCCGGGCGAAGACCATGCACAACCATGCAGCCGACGCTGCTGTTGCAGCTCTCATCGCTGGGACGAAGTCTGACGCAGGGCGGATCACGGCCACGGCATTCGGGGTAAAGCTATGAGGCACATCGAGACACATGACCTAATCGCATACGTCATCATCGCATTGACCCTGTCGCCGATCCCGATTGCCTGCTTCTCATGAGCAAGAAGAAGCCGAAGCTTCCCAAGTTCGGGCTGTTTCACGGCCCTGCCCTGGAGCTCTGGGTGAAGTGGAGATGTCCGACCTGCAACAGCCTGACAACCAAACCAAGAAAACAACACCACATGCAAGCGTGGAGGGAAGATCCACGCTGCGACAAATGCAAAGGAACAACGTGAACTTCCAAGAATACCAAGACCGTGCAAGCCGCACGTCCGACCCAAAGCTGTCTCCGGAGGATGGGTTGATAAACGCTGCCTTAGGCGTGGCTGGAGAGGCTGGCGAGATCGCCGAACTCGTCAAGAAGTACATCTTCCACGGTACGCCATTGGAACTCAGTGAGATGGCATCAGAAGTAGGTGATGTTCTATGGTACCTCGCCGAGGTGTGTAGCCAGCTAGAAATCCGCCTGGACGATGCTGCCCAGGAAAACATCTTCAAGCTGCTCGAACGCTACCCCGACGGCTTCCAAGAGGGGGGCGGCAACCGATGAGCACCAAACTGTCGAAAGGCGTGCTGCTGGGGATCATCGAACTCGATCGCCAGTACACCGGTGAGCGATCCCGCAACATGGAGAAGGCTGCTCTGTGGGCAGCGAAGACGTACAACCAGAACTTCGGTGTCATTCCAACGACATCCGGGAACAAGAGGATTGGCCATATCGACATGGTCCGCTTCGATGATTAGCCAAGGAGGACAACATGGACTGGCTCCTTTCGGCCTACAAGACGATCGAGGCGGAGGGGCTTTGCGATAAGGACAAGCGACCGCCGGACAAGCAGTGTGAGCGAGGGCATGTAATGCCCTACAGGTGGACCAAATCAGGGAGCTACGAGTACTGGAGGACAGATCCGTGCCGACTGTGCCAGGACGAGGATCGCCAGAAGCAGGCCATCACCCTCGCTGACACAAGGCTGGCCAACGCACTGGTCCCACGCCGACTAGCTACGCACCGCCCATTCAACCTGTCCGTCGATGAGCACAACGCCAGTGTCTACCGGGCTGTCAGCGAATGGCGGGACCCAATGTGGATGTTGGTGATGGGGCCTGTCGGCACAGGAAAGACGACATGGGTAACGTCGCTGTTCAACACCCTGACAGCAAACGGAGGGAGGTGGGACGGGGCGCAATGGATGACCGAAGCAGAGTTGTTCTTAAAATGTGATGTAGCACACAGTGAGCGAGGCTACACGGCACGCCAGAGGGAGCTCATGCGGATCATCGGATCACCACTGCTCATGCTGGATGACATCGGGGCCGGACGCGGCAAACTGACGGAATGGCAAAGCGCCTCGATGAGACACCTGTTCGACACCAGGCATGCGAAAGAACTGCCGACCTTTATGACCACCAACATCAAGTCGCTCGACGGGTTCGCTGAGCGATACGGTGACCATGTTGCCAGCAGGATATCTGAGGCCAGCATGGGGGGGCATTACATGGGAGGACCAGACAGGAGGCTACCCGGCCGATGAAAGAAACCAAGGTCGAAGCGATCTGCGTCACCGAGTACCAGGCTGCCCTGATCTTTGAGGCGCTAAATCACTGCAGGGGAAAGATCTCGCCGCTACCAAACGCTCAGCGGGAGGTCGATGATCTGACCAAGGCCATGCGGCTGTTCGCATGGCGAACCACATAAAATTGGGGGAGATATGACCGAAATGTTAAGCAACTCTGAACAGTTGGCCCGCCGGGCTGTGGCCTGTGCGACGTGGCGCTGGATGCCGGGGATGCTCTGCCTGACCGACGAGGACGGCTACGCTGCTCGTGTCCTGCACGTCGGCCTGAATGCGAGCACTTCGGAAACTGCCGACGCCTACTCCGGTGGTGGGATCATCACCCGCGGCTGTCTCAAAGATGACTCCCTCCCCGACCTTGAAGACCCCGCCACGCTCGGCTGCCTGCTAGTGCTGGTGCGGGAGGCGTGGGGCGACCCCTGCATCTGTACTGCCGTGGACAATACCAGCGCGGGTTGGTGGGTGGACGGTTGGACGGCTGCATGTTCGCAGGTACCATCTGATCTGCATCCCACCGAAGCTGCCGCCCTCGTGGCCGCGCTGGAGGCTGCGCCATGAGTACGGAACTGGGAGCACGATTGACCCGGTGCAAGCACTTCCGCTGGCTGCCGGGGATGGCTTTGGTGCGCCGCAAGCACGGTCCCGCTGGAGGTACAGGGCTGCGTCCTACGCAACTGCGCGTGGCGCTCACTTGCGGGCACAACTGCGACCCGTTTGCGTGCATCGCTGATGTGGATCGCTTGCCTCGCCCTGTGCCGGATGACCCGCACTGGGTACCCGACCTCGACGACCCCGCCACGCTCGGCTGCCTGCTGGCGCTGGTGCGGGAGGCGCTGGCCGACTGTGCCTTCTGGCTGGAGCCTGTTGCGCAGGCTACGAGCCGCCGGCCTCCAGCTACCGAGGAGACCCTCTGGTTTGTGTACAGGGCCCGCCTTGGGGGTGACAGCGCCCTCTGCATCACCCCCGAGCCTGTGTTGTACGCCGAGGCCCTCGTCGCCGCTTTGGAGGCTGCCGCTGGGGAGGGGGAGCAATGACCGACAAGCGTAAACAGTGCTTCCTAGCTGAAAGCGTCACACCAGAGGGGTATCGTACCCTGAACGCATTCCCGACAGAGGAGGCCCGCAGCAAATGGATCTCAGAGAAGGTAACCACCTACCGTGGCAGCACCACCTTCGAGGTGGCCAGGGAGGTGTACGGCTGGCGTGTCGTCCGCATCACCAAGGAGGCCATGCTCCGAGCAAAAGAATAGGCGACCACAATGGGCCGCCTACTCAGAGCGCATTACCCCACAACCACGAGGAGTAACTCGTAGCTATGACAAGCAGGAGGTCCTGTCAACTCAGGAGAAGAGGATGACGCTCAGGTCGGGGGTAGCCGCTTGGGCCGCAACGCGGGTGACGTACACCTTAGCGCCAGCGGACAGGCCCAGGTTCATGGCTGCCCCCGGCTGCAGGAGCACACCAGTCTGACCCTGCATGGTGCTGACGTACAGGTTCGCCGCCCCGATGTTGGACAGCAAGACATGGTAGGGGACGTACATCCCAGTGAGGGACGTAGTGCTGCCGACCAACTCGTCTTGGACAGCCCCACCGGTGAGGAGGAGGTCCATGGTAGCGGTCGTGCTGGTCACAACGGGGTTGTTGGACAGAAGTTGATTGTTGGTGGTGGTCATTTTGTTCCCTATGGATGAGCCGGCACGCCGGCAAAGTAGTCTCGCTGGATCTCGTCTGCGCTCAAAGCGCGGTCGTAAAACCGGACGGTGTCTATATAGCCCTGAAAATAGTCGGTCGTGTTGCCTGGGATCTGATGCCTTCCGGCTTCGGTGTCAACAGCAGGAGCGGCGACTGCGCCACCTGCGCCGGCGATGGAGCCGCGTTGCTGCCCATCGACGTAGATAACAAGGTCGCCTCCGACCCCCTCATTTACCATAACGACACAATGCCAGGTATCAGTTGCATAAGTCCCCGTGGCTACGATGTTCCGAATCGTCGGGGTCCATGCAAACAATTGGCAAACGCCCGTATTGTCGGCCTGCGCAATCAAGAACGAACGCAAAGCGCCATTATCCCTACTCAAGATGCGCTCGTTGCCCTGCACGGGCGGAGTAATCGTGTCCTGATTGTACCAAACTACGACTGTGCAGGCCCCTGAGAAATCCAGCTTTGACGGCTGACCAAACGAGACGTAACTTTCTCCGTTGAAGTGCGGCCAGGCAGGCGCTGCACCGATGGTGCCGTCGGTGCCGTCGGAAGGGGTAGGCGACAGATCCCTCCACACGGACCCCTCATGGGACAGCCGCTCGTAGCGGGCCACAGCGTCGCCAGTGGGAACAGGCTGCCTAATGCTCTTCATCATCCGTCCCACCTCGCTGGCTTGTGCCGAATATCAACGTGCGTGAACGTGCTGTAGTTGCCGATACCGCCGTTGGGGATCTCCCCCTCGATCATCATCATGTTGATGATAGCAGCGACATCGCGAGGATTAGCCCCATCGACAACGATGTCGGCAGCCCTGCTCTGAACGTGCTGCGAGTTAGCGACACCACCTACCTTGGCGTTGTGCTCCGGACAGCGGTAGCCGCTGTTGACCCGGATGGGGCCTCCAGTCCGCTCACGGATGGCATGGAGCACCCAGGCCAGGTGGCGAATGCGGTCCATGTCAGGCTCGCAGTCCCCACCACACTTGCAAGCGAACTCGCTGGGCGAGAATGTCCAAGGGAAGCTGCTCACTTTAAATCCCTCTTCGTCAGCTTGATCTCCGTCAGGGCATCCGGCGGGATCACGGCGTCAGGGTATACGGTTTTCAACGCTTTGACGACCTCGAGAGCACGACGTTCGAGCATCATGTTTGCCTCGGTAAGAGCCTCGAGGACCTCGTGGGGCTCAGCAGCGCCAGCCCAGAGCTCGTCCAGCTTTGCCTGAACGAGGTTCTGCTTCAGGTTCTTCTTGAGGCGAGAAAAGTACCGAGTCAGCTTGCCTGGGCGACCACCCTCGGTGCCAAAGATGTGCCGCTTGTCCCAGCCAATAGAGGTCAGCCGGCGGAAGATGTACTCCTCTGCGGTAGGCTTGGCCCATTCAGGCAGACGCTTGAGCTTATCGTAGGCTCCGTAGTCACCATCGTATCCAAGAGCACCGACGGATCCCCCGATGGACCGCCCGGCATAACCGATGGTCTGAGCGATGCTAGTACCAAAAGCCAGGGAGATGACCTCCTCCGGCAGCACGTCGTCGCCTTCCTTCATCTTCCACAGAACATCGACAACGGGTCCGCCCGTAAGGCCGACCAACTCCATCAGGGGCCTCATGACACCACCTTCGCCAGTAGCCTGGATGATCCGGTCTCGGTCGTCGTCGCTGAACTTGCCGAGGACATTTCCGATGATGTTAACTAGGTTCTCAGTTGGGGCCATTGCATCCATGGATGAGATGTCACGGAATCCCATAACGTAAGGGTCGCCGACGTCCAAGAACAGCTTCTGACGCACCTCGGTGGGAGCGTAGGCAAGGGCCTTCTCCAGCGCCTCCGGGTGCTTTTCCGCCTCAGCCTTAATGGCCGACACAGTGACAGCCTTCCGGGCAGCAGTGTAGAACTCCTTCTTAATGAGCTTAGCAGCCAACGCAGGGGAGCTAGTACTGATCCCGTTCGAGCTTCCAATCACATGCTTGGCGAGACCTTCGCCGCCGATGCCGACAGCCTTCCAGTACCACGTCAGGTACGGGTTAAGAATAGACGTTGCTCCGCCAGCACGATCCATGAACCGAAGGACGCCAGGACGCTGCGAGTAATCGAAGAACAAAGCGTTCGCTTTCATCCGAGCGTTGGCGGCAGCCACCTCTTTGAACCCGCGCCTCTTCGACCCCTTCACAACAGGCACACCGTCTACGATCGTAACCGTCGTTCTGGTGGTTGGGCTGGTGGGGATGGTGATCGTGTCACCTTCCCCAAGTTCGTCGATGGCATCGTATAGGAAGCGCATAGACCGGATCGCCTCATCGAACTTGAACGCGCTATCTCCGAGTCGGTACGCAGCGCCAGCATGATCCTGCAGTGCTTTAGCTGCCCTGGCACCCCCTGAAGCAGCACGGTTGATGGCTGAGACCTGCGACGGCGACGCTCCGCGACTATCTGCGATGGACGACAGGGCGCTGATCTCGGCGGCGATAAGATCACCCTCGACGAACCCCATCTTGGTCACAGCGTCCATGATCTCGGCATCGAGCTTGCTTACTGAACTCTTGTCTTTACGCCACTTGCGAAGTGTGTGGAGGTTGTTCGACATGCGCGCCACAACGGAGACAGGGCTCACACCTCCGGACATAGCCTGAAGACCCACGTTACTCAGGGCGTTGTTTACATGGGAGGCTACGTTCATCGTGGTGAACCCAGCCTTCACCCATGATGAGATGGACTTAGCCAGTCGGTTGATGTTCAAGTTGTTTACCGAGTCACCAAGCCACGAGTAGGTGTTCCGTAGGGGAGCCCTGACCGAACGGCCGTCGGTCTGTGTAGCTAGGTTGATGTTGAAGCTATCCGACACACCATCCTCGAGCATCCGCTTGTATGCAGCCTCATCTAGGACACCGGCGTCCAGAGCATTCTCCATCTGCTGCCGGAACTTGTTCCCGCCAAGGCCGTCAGCCGTAAGGTACCGTGAGATATCGGACCCCATGTTGGCCAGGTCAACGGACACCTCATTGGCCGGATCGACAAGCTGGCGCTGGATGTCGTTGATTCGAGCCCTGGCCCTGGCGACCGTATCCGCATCCAGTGACTGCCCCAGACGCTGCTCGAAGAATGCGTTGATGGACTCAGGGTTCATCACCATCTGCTGCAGGCGGTTGGCGACGATGCCGAACTGCAGCCCACGGGGGCTCACCATCGGGACAGCGTCCCCTCGGAGCATCGTGCTCTCAAGGAGCTTGTTCGTGTAGATGTCGGCAGCCGTGTAGATATCATTGGCGTCGAGGGCCTTGCCCATCGCCGTCTTTGCCTCTGCATCCCCTGCAAAGATCCTGTCTGCTTCGATAGCCATACCACGAGCAGCGGCCTGCGAACGAACGACAGCCTTGTTCTCCTCGATGAGGGATGAGGCCACACCGCCAAGGACAGAACGACGCTCAGCTTCTTTCATGCCTACCCATGCATCGGTAGCAAGATCGCGAATATTGACGACGTCACCAGTGCTGAGCTTGATGTACGGGTTCATGCTGTGACGGCCGAAGATCGGCCCTTCCGCAACAGTCTTTGCCATACGCTCGATGGCACGAAGCCCGTCTCCGCTGATGTCTGGGTCCATTTCCCGTAGGCGGTCGATGATACGCTTCATGACCCTGTGGTCCTTAGCGTACTGAGCACTACGACCTGACAGCAGGTCCTCGATCAGCATGACCGTGTTCCCAGCCATGTCAGGCGAGGCGTTCTCACGGAGGTGTTGGTCTAGGTCATCCAGAGCAGCAACAGCCTTATCATCAAGACGGAACCTGGCCTTGCTACGCCTGCGCTCGCGGTACGAGGGGGGGAGGATGTCTTTCGACGCATGAACCACCGAGCCATCGTAGTCGAAGTAGGAGAATGTGGACGGCATCTCAACGATGTCCGCCAGACCGCTGGAGCGTGAGATCGCCTCCATGTTCTCCGGGGTGAGATCAACACCGTTCTTGAGGGCATCAACCACCGAAGACGTCACGTTATCCATGGCTGCCGATGCTGCCGCCCCGTGCTGCATCATGCTTCGCACAGCGACCTCGTCCGACACCCTTGCCTGAGATGAGGTGTGGCGAAGGACGCGGCCTACACCGCCGACAACACGAGCCGACGCTCCACCTTTGCTGGCCAGGTGCCCAGCCAAAGCCTTCCCGCCTAGCATGGTCATGGCTCCCCATTCAGGGACACCAACAAGAGCTCCTGCTGCTGCGCCTTGGCCGGCATACGTCATCGCCTCGCCGATGGTCATACCCTCATCGCCGATGGCTTTAGTGTAGATCGTGCCAGGGACCCTATCGAGACCAACCTCTTTCGGCTTCCTCGACATGACACCTGGGATCTCGGTGTCCATCACAGCGCGCACTTTGGATGCCAAGGGCTCGGTGGCCTCAGCGATCGCATCGATCTTGCGGGCCTTGGCCCCAGTCCTTCGAACACCCTTAGCCGCAGCGTTCAGCATCATGAGCGTGCTGACAGGGAATGCATGCATGGCCTTGACTGGGTTTTCGGCAGTCCACCGGAGGCCCATGATGGCGTCCTCGCCCATGACATTAGCGGTCTCGTACCCAGCCGAAAGCGGATCTTCGTCAGCAGCGGCCTGCCACAGCGAGTTCAGCATGATGATCGGGGAACTGAAGACATCCTGAGCGTCTGCGATGGTGTTCTTGTACGTCGATGTCCCAGCCCGCTCGGCATACATCTCCTCAAAGCGACGCATGCTGTCGGCATAGGCCTCACCGCCGAAGGTCTCACCGCCAACAGCGCCGATAGCCCCCTCAACCAAACCAGTGATACCGCCGGCAACAGCACCAGCAGCAGCAGCTGGAAGGCCTGCCGCCGTGCTAAGCACATCACCCGTACCCTCGATAACCTCATCAAGAGCAGTGTCGGGATTATCAGCACCAAAGGTGCCGATATCGATCAGGCCTTCAGTTTCCTTTGGTTCGGGCATTACTTGAGCACCAAGGCGGATAAAGCCGGATCATCACCGGGGTAAGCATTAGGAGGCGGAGAACCCGCCGGACCCGCTCCAGCGTCGGGACGTCCACCCTCCTCTAGTTTAAGCACGTCACGGAGGAACGACTCCGAGAAGGCATCGTCATCAGTGCCTGAGATGTCAGGGACGGTTGCGTCCACGATGCCGCGCTGAGCAGCAAGTACGTTATCCCCGAGGATCTCCATCGCTCCTTTATCGTTCCCGGCAGCAATCCTAGCCTTGTACAGGGCGGTGTCGTTCTCTAGTTTCCGCTTCCGCTTGTCAGCAGCCTTCATGGCGTCAGCAAAGGCTTTGAACTTACCGCCCTGCTCTTTGCCGATGGCGTCAAGTTCCGCTGCCTTATCTTTGCCGGCCAGGTCCTGCAGTCGGCCCATGATGTTATCACGGTCGCCCTTGTTGAGCTTGGCTAGTTCCCGCTCAGTGGCGACGTTAAGCTCCATGTCCACCCCCTTGATGAGGTGGTCGAAGGCCTCGGCTCCGTATTTCAGGCGCTGCTTGACACTGAGTCCGCCACCGCCAGCAGACCTGGCTGCCCTGTTCGCTTTGCTGACCTCCCCCATGAGCTTCTTAACCTTAAGCGCCTCCGGGGATACCCCCTTATCATCCAGCCATTTCTCGAACTTGATGGCTCGATCCAGGCGAAGCTGCTCAAGCTCGCTAAGCTCCTTGGTCGGCTCTGGCATAAGCCTATCAAGCTGCGCAGTGTTTCTGGTTAGGCGAGCCTGGGATGAATCGAAGAACAGGTCCGAGAACGTGCGCTTGTTGCGGGCAGTGTAACGGGCCAGGAGGGACTTGAGCTTGGCTTGCTCCTTTTCCGACTTAGCGTTCGGTGCATCCTCCATGATCTTGTCGATGGCATCACCAGGGGACATCCCGTAGTAGGGGTCCTCGCTTCGCTTTTGGGCCAAGAACTCATCGGCGGCCTCCTTGCCAACAAGATCCAACTCGGCGCCTCGGGCCTCCTCGATGTCGTATGACGGTCGGGAGATAGCCAACTGGTCCGGCGACACATCCTGGCGAGCCCGCTGCCTGATCTCGCGGTGCAGAAGCTCCTCGAACATGTTGGCTTCTGAGGTGTCAGCACCGGTCTTAGCCATCTCCATCATGATGGCAGGCTTCCCGGAGGCCGACTTCCACTTAAACATCACGTCCCGAAGCTGAGCCCTGGTGAGGTTCTTCAGGCGGTCTGATCCGGACTTAAGGTCCTCGTTGGTCAGGCCCTGGAACTTGAACGCCACGGGTTCAGCGATGGGGGGGTACGGAATATTCCCAGCAGGACGGTCCCCCCAGGCTCCAGCGGTACGCTTAGCCCGATTCGTGATATCATCCAGCAACTCAGCGTCCGCCTCAGGGCTGATGAGGCCTGCTGCCTGCTTAGCCTGACGCCCCAACTCGCTGTAACTAAGGTCGTGCTCCGGGAGCCAGTCGTTCGGCCCCTTGTGAGCTGGGAAGCCAGCGGCCTGCTCACCACGACGCTTCAGCCTGTCGGCCTCCGTAATGGTCTCCATCTCACGGCGACGCTCCTGGCGGCTGGCTGCAGGCATGAGGGCCTGGGTGGCAAGTTGCCTTTCCCCTACCTGCATGAGAATGTCCGCAGCCCGACGGCGATCCTCAGGGTCATCGCTTCGGTTTAGGATGGCGTTAGCCTCGCCGACAGCCCGGCGCCTGGCCTCATTCTGGAGACTTTCGGTGAACTCCTCGCCCATGCCCTCTTGGGCCTGCTCGAGAGCCGGACGATCCATAGCACGCTGGGCCTCGACGGCCTGCTGCGCCTGCGCAACCTCACCTTGCATCCCAGCCTTGGCCCCAGCTCGGGCCTCAGCGGCAGCACGAAGGGCCTCCCCCTCAGCATCCACACCGCCTGGCCCAAGGCCTCGGGGCAGCTTCATCTTACCGAGAAT